ATATGGTAGAATTTTTAGATTCTTTAAAAGGAATAATGTCCACAGGTACTGGAACACCATTAGTTGCATTATCAACTCCCGCGTTTTTTCTATCAACTAAATTAAATGCAATTAAAGGTAATCTTGAAAAATTAAAATCTAACACTGTTAAAACTGTATAATGGCTATAAATCCTCCATATATTAAATTATCAAATGGTGATGTTATTACTTTTGAAAGATTTGGTCCTTTTAAAATAGCAGTTTTATCAAATTCTGAAGGAGTTTTAATTAGAAAAGGAGAGCAATTATTAGGAGCAACTGAAAAAGAAGTAGCTAATTCTATAATTTTAGGTTTTCCCTACCCTAATCCAACAATTATTGAAGAAGTATTAACACCAATCCCTCCAACACCCATTCCTATTCCTCCAACAACTACTCCAAAACAAACTCCTGAAAAAGTAGAAGAAGAACGTTTACAAACAGCTTCAAATAATCAAGCTAATTTAAATCAATCTAATACTACAGAAGTAAATGCTAAGCAAATAGAAAATGCAACCCCAGCTGATTTAAAAGCAATGGGTATTGCTAAATTACCTCTATTATTATTAGTAATAGGTAATCAAGTTAAAAAAATAATCAACCCAGCATTAAAAAATCTAATAGATACTTACATACAAAAGTTTTTAGATATTGATGCTTGTCCAGATGCTGCTACATTAGCAAAAATTAGACAACAAAGAGATTTAATAGTTAGTCAATTAAATAAAATAGGTAAAGTATTAAATGTTATTACAATATCATTAACTGGGGTTTCTACATTTTTAAGTTTATTACAAGGTTTTATTAAAGGAATTGATGCAGCTAAAATTGCAGCTAAAATAGCAGCAGTATCTTTTCCTCCATTAGCAGCGGCTTTGCCAACCCTTTTAGCTACTTTAACTAATGCTAAAACAGCAGCTCTTATAGACCCAACTACAGGTAATTCAAGATTACAAAAATTAACATCAATTATAGGAGGTGCTGCTTTAGTTGCTTCTATTATTGGTGGTTTTATATTAACAGCAGTAGCATTATTAAAATCAATAGATGCATTTTTAACAAAATGTGACCCAAATAATCCATTATCCCCAATTTCTAAAGAAATTCAAGATATAGCAGATGCTCAATTACAAGCAGATAATACTCAAAATTAAACAACATATCAAGGATTTATTTTTGAAATAGAAATAGTACCTTATACATCTACTGTAAATCGTAGACGAGCAGTTGGTAAAAATCAATCAGGAATTGTGTTAATTCAAACCGAATTATCATTTACAACTGATGATCAAACATTAATTAATGAACTAAAACTAATAATTGACAGAGATAATTTAAAAGCTTACTAATTTTAATATTTATAAATAATGAAACCATCAGACTTTAAAAAAATTATTAAGGAAGCCGTAAAAGAAGCTATTCAAGAGGAATTAAAAGATATCCTGTTGGAAGCAGTACGTGCTCCTAAAACGGTTGTAAACGAATCAATAAGAGATACTTACGCACAACCACACATTGAACAACCTAAACAATTAAACGCTGCCGAAAGACGCGCTATGTTTGGAGATTTACTAGAAGATATGCAAAACAATAAACCAGCAGTAACAGCATATGCTGGTCAATTTAACCCTACAGGACCTGTAGATAATGTTAATGGAACATTACCTGCTGGAGAAGTAGGATTAGATATGATTATGGGTTTAATGAACGGTAAATAATGGCATTCGGAGCAAAAAAAATATACCCTATAGATACTAAACCAGGAACTGGTGTTGGTGTGGGTATTCCTTTTAATGCTCCTGGAGTATTTAAAACAACTTATACTACAAAAGAAGCAATTAAAACTAATTTAATTAATTATTTTTTAACAAATCAAAATGAAATACCTTTAAATCCAACATTTGGTGGTAATTTAAGAAAATTTATTTTTCAACAAATTAACACAGGTAATTTAGATTCATTAAAAGAAGATATTCAATATCAAATAGGATTATATTTTCCTAGTGTTATTATTGCAAGTTTAAACATAGATTCATTTCCCGACATCAATCAAATTAACGTAGTATTAAAATATAATATCCAAGACACAGGTTTAAGTGACACAGTAGAAATAGTATTTACATAATGGCAACCAAAAGAAAAAATATACAGTATATTAATAGGGATTTTAGCGAGTTAAGAGCTAGTTTAGTAGACTATGCTAAAACTTATTTTCCTACAACTTATAACGATTTTACTCCAACATCACCAGGTATGATGTTTATGGAAATGGCTGCCTATGTAGGTGATGTTTTATCATTTTATTTAGACAATCAGGTTCAAGAAACATATTTACAATATGCTCGCCAAACAAATAACTTATATGAATTAGCTTATATGTTTGGTTATAAACCAAATGTAACTCAAGTTGCAACAGCACCAATTACATTTTATCAACAGGTACCGGCTAGTGGAAGTGGAGGAACATATGTTCCTGATTTTGATTATGCTTTATTTATTAATCAAAACGCACAAATAAAATCAGTTACAAACCCAAATATTTCATTCTTAATTGAAGACCCTATAGATTTTAGTGTATCATCTTCTGGTGATCCAACTGAAGTTTCTATTTTTAGTATCGATGGATCTAATAATCCATTATATTATCTTTTAAAGAAAACTAGAAAAGCAATTTCATCTACAATCAATGAAACTGAATTTTCATTTGGTGCACCACAACAATTTTCTACAGTAGAAATCAATGCTGAAAAAATTATTGGTATATTAGATGTATTTGATACTGATAGTAATGAATGGTATGAAGTAGATTATTTAGCACAAGATGCTATTTATAATTCTATTAAAAATACAAACCCAAATGATCCAAACTTATCTCAATATGAAGGTGATACACCTTATTTATTGAAATTAGAACAAGTTCAAAGAAGATTTATATCTCGCTTTATCAATTCAGGATCATTACAATTACAATTTGGTGCTGGAACAGCAACAGATACAGACGAAGAAATTATTCCTAATTCTGATAACGTAGGTTTAGGTTTACCGTTTGAAAAATATAAGTTAACAACAGCTTATGCTCCTTCAAACTTTATATTTACAAGAACTTATGGTATTGCACCTTCACAAACTACTTTAACAGTTAGATACTTAACAGGTGGTGGTGTTGAATCAAATGTACCATCAAATGATTTAACAAATTTAGTAGCAGATATTCAATTTTTAAACTCAAATTTAAATTCTGTTACTGCTAATACTATATTTGCTTCATTAGCAGTTACTAACCCAACTGCAGCAGATGGTGGAGGAGATGGAGATACAATAGAAGAAATTAGACAAAATGCTTCTGCAAACTTTGCAACACAATTACGTAACGTAACTCAAGATGATTATTTAGTAAGGTCATTATCAATGCCTGCTAAGTATGGAGTTATTGCTAAAGCATATATTGAACCTACAAAGGCACAATCAATGTCTGCAGGCGAATCTAACTCCGTATTAGACTTATATGTGTTGTCATATAACGCAAGTAATAAATTAAACACAGCATCACCCGCTTTAAAACAAAATTTAACTACATACTTATCTCAATATAGGATGGTTAATGATGCTGTTAATATTAAAGATGGATTTATTATTAATATTGGAGTAAATTTTGATATTATAGTACTCCCAGAATATAACAGTAATCAAGTATTATTTGATTGTATTGAAGCTTTAAAAACATATTTTGCTATTGATAAATGGCAAATTAATCAACCTATTGTTTTAAGAGAACTTTATATTCTTTTAGATAAAATTGAAGGTGTACAAACAATTAAAACCATAACAGTTTCAAATTTAGTAGGAACAAATTTAGGATATTCACCATATGCTTATGATATAAACGCAGCAACAATTGGTAATGTAGTTTATCCATCACTTGATCCTTCAATATTTGAAGTAAAATATCCAAATCAAGATATTCAAGGTAGAGTAGTAAATTTATAATAATATAAAATGGCAGTATATAAAATATTTCCTGAAAAAGACGCAACAATATATTCATTGTTCCCTAATATGAATACGGGAATGGATGAAATGATTGAGGCAACTGAAACAGTCTTTGCATATTCAGACCCAAATCCACAAACAAGTAGATTTTTAATTAAATTTTCTGAAGAAGATATTACCCAAGCTTTTGCTTTAATACCTCAAAGGATATATGATAGTGGATCTTGGAAATCTAATTTACAATGCTATATTGCTACTTCTACAGGAATGAATGCAACTACTACCCTTGAATGTTATCCAGTTTCAGGTTCTTGGGATATGGGTACAGGAAGATATTTAGATGTACCTTCAGTAACAAATGGCGTTAGTTGGATTTGGCAAAAATTTTCAGGATCTGCAAATGGACAATGGAAAACTTTTAACTTTGGAAATTGTGTAACAGCATCTTATAATACTTCATATTCATTTGCTGGTGGTGGTACTTGGTATACAGGTTCTCCTGTTCCTTATTATACTTCAAGTGTTACTCAATCTGTAGAATTTACATTTTATGGTAATAAAGATATTAATTTAGATGTTACAAATACTTTAAAAGCATGGTTTACAGGTGCATTTGCTAATAATGGATTTCTTTTAAAACAAAAAGATGAATTTATTAATAATAAAGATATCCAACCAGAATTAAAATATTTCTCAAGAGATACTCATACAATTTATCCACCAGCTTTACAAATTAGTTGGTTCGATTTTTCATTTAATACAGGATCATCTAAACAAACTGTTTTAAATACAACACCAGCAACTTTAACATTAGCACAAAATCCAGGAACATTTTATCCTGAAAGTATTAATAGATTTAGAATTAATGCTAGACCTGAATACCC